ACCTACATCCCCGTCCATGCCTGTAAAGGGGCGGCACGTAGCCCCGACTCAGCTTTTACCAGCTTGGCCTAGCGATGATAACCGCTAGCTTACACTCACTTAGCCAATTCCATTTGTATCCGTCACCACGCTGACCAGGAGACACCACACACTCGAGATCGCAAAGCGTACCATTAAGTACGCCACGGGGCCGCGTGGAAGGCTTTTCAGCGCCCACGTCAACGCCTCCACCCCGCTCGACACTGTGGACTCTTTACACTCCCTCTGACTTTATTCAACCCGCGATGACAGCCGTCCTTGCGTTCCCGGTAGGAGCTCGAAGCCCCGCCCCCGAAGGGGTCCGGACGATTACCGCATGAAATGCCTAAGGAGGCAGGCCTAGACTGACAGATACTAGGCCGCCCTGTTGCTCAGTCGTGACTACGCCCTAAGGGGCCAGACACTTGACTCTCCCGTGCGGGCGCCACTACCCGCAACGCCAAACCCCGTCGAGAACCTCTCGGTACTCGCCTGGAAGGGGCTCCAACGAATAAGGGGGAAGGGGCCCTCTGCCGAAATCGAAACAAAAAGAATCGAAAACGGTAGAGGATATCAAGAGAAACTTTTCACTAGGAAAAGGTCTCAAAAAAGCCTTCCTCAAACTCATTCTTAACGAACCATGACCGAGGTTCGACAGACGAAAAGAGAACTCCTCGTCTGTCGAATAGAACCAAGGGCAAACAGATGGATAATCGAAACGGTCTCCCTTGAGAGACGAACGCTCCATGCAGTGCAACACTGCAAGGCGCGTCCTATCCACCGGCGCCCAGCCCTCGGACCACATGGCCGCAGCAACCTCAATAGAACTCGAGTATCGAATCTCCGCGTCCACCATGTCCTGTGGTACTGAAACGACAAAGTCGGCAGAAAAACCCACACCATGTGAAGGAAACGCGCGAGGAAATTCGACATTCGGTCTATAGAGAAGGCCGTTCTTCTTCGCAAGCCTCAGTGCGAGCAAACCTCGAAAGCCAAGAGAAGGTAAGGACACACCCGCGGAGCGAAGCTCCCCGATGTGCCAAGCAAACCACTCTCGACCGGCCCGATAACGGAACTCCTCCGGACATTCCCGAAGGAATGAAAGGAAAGAGGACCCCAACGAGCCGGGATGTTCTGCAGGACGGAACATTCCAAACCGAGGCGACCACACTGGAACTAAAAAACCCCCAACCCAACGCAAAAGCGTCGAGTTGAGGGAGCCAAACGAAGAAGAAACGGACGTCTTGGTCTCCTCCACCTCGAGACCGACACGACCAACAACCTCAAGCCAGTGATCCGGAAAGCCCGGATCAGAAGCCTGGAAAAGGATATCGTCACCGTTGATAACAACGGGAACACGCCCTCGAATCCCGCGAGTCGAAACCGACCAGCGAAATGCGAGGTAGTTCTGAAGACACAAAAAAGGGAAAGACAACAGAGAGCCCATCATCTGACCCCGAGTGACCTCCAGAGATTCCTTCTCCGAGAAAAGGATAGGCCGGCACGCC